CGAGAAAATCGGGGTAAATAAACAAGCAAAGCCTGTCGCAACCTATGAATGGATAGGACCGGCAGCCTGCACCCACGTTCAAGTATGTCTCTGTGACTTAAATATTAAGTTCCGGGATGAGATGAAGCTCCCACAGATCTACGTTGCTAGAAAGGTAGATGGGAGGCTAAAATCAACACCTGAAATACTAGCTGAAGTCAAATTTAAGGTGGAAGCCTGCTGCGAAACTCGTAATGGCATTATTCTTCGTAAGAAGTTTGGTGATACAGACGAGGCAGCGTTAAAATTTGCAATTGAAGCTAGTGGATATACGAATATCCATTTCATACCAAGTCCGGATGCTAGACAGTTACCGTTTAGAAATAGTCCTATGAGGCCAATCGATGCCAGAATAGAAAAAGCGGTAGAGACTGCAGATTTGATGTATTTCAAGGCAAAGGGAATTCGTGAATCACGATTCTGGTTCCGTAATAATGTCTGGAGACCATATTTGAACTTTACACCCTGGCATAGGGTACGCCAAGAAAAGATACTGGAGGAGGAGAAAACAGTGATTCCCAGTTTGAAAGCCTTGGCTATGAGGGCGATTTCCGGATATAATGTGGCTCTGGGTACTACTCAGGGCCGCCCTCATGTAATTTCGGCAATGGATAATTTAGCAGGACCAAAGTCAGTAGATGCTGTTTCAAAACATGCACGTCCTACAGACAAGGTAACAGATGGTTTGACAGAAGCGTTAGCGCATGTCCCTCAGGCTTTGAATACTATGTATGCGGCTATGGGAGTATTAGATAAGATAGGCACTCAAACTGCCGAAGTATCGATTCCAGCTCGTTGTGATATGATGTACTTAGGTGCATCGGCAGGAACTTTCCTTGAATCCTGTAAGCATTACGAGGTTGAACTGGATGAAGATACTACGGTTGAAATCATGAAGAAGGCCTCCCAAAAAAAAATACACTCCCATTCAGCAACTTTGTACTCAGTTGCTTCTTTTCTTGCGGGACATGATCCCATTCAGTCTCTTTTCACACAGAATTTTAAAAATGAATATTATACGAGCGTTGGTGAAAAGCAGCAGACAGTGGAATCATGGGAAAAATATCTCGCGAAGGTTCGTACCTATGAAATTCCGAATGAGTTCTTTATCCTTTTAGAGCGTATTAGTCAGTCTACACGCAAGCTATTGGAGATGGGACATTTGATTTCGGTGGGTATGAAATGGTCACGTGGTGGCACGGACCATCTTGCTGAACGTTTAGGCGTTAAGCATGGAGAAGAATGGAAACGGATATTTGGAGATGGTGACATTTCCGGACTTGATCAATCCATTCACTATATCTTTTTACAACTCTTTTATCAAATGGCAGGAGTCTTTCTAGACAAAGACCACCCTCAGTATTCTGAAATGATGAGAATAATAGACTACGTTGCACGAACTGTTTCGGCAAGAGTAGTACGTTTCTTTGGAAAGCTTTGGGCATTAGTGGTCGGAAAGATGCCTTCTGGATGTTGGATGACATCACATGGAGACTCGTGGATAGTCCTTTTATGGTTTTTCATATTCGGGATTATGCAAATAATGCGAGCTGCACAGTTGGAACGTGAAAAAATGGAAGCTAATTTGATTAAAAGGATCATCTTGATGATTGTTTATGGTGACGACCATATTCAAAGTACAGATCGAGATGAGACAGCAAGATACTTTAACATGACACAGTTTGCTCAGTGGTGTAAGGTATATCTTCAAGTTGAATTGCGAGATGTCAGACGTGATGTCGCTTTTACTGTTGAAGCTCGTAATGGTTATAAGCAAACGCAAGGTATAGTTTATCTTAAGCACTTCAATGTAAGAAATAGACAAGTAGATGATAAGCAACCGAATTATCTCCCATATCGAAATATGTGTGATTACCAAGTAAAATCAGTCTGGGGACGAGAATGCAAGGATCGTGATATCTTTGATTTCATTCTATCTCTAATTGGACATTCTTATGGTACTTATGCCTCAAATTACGATGCGTATTTGTGGTTACAGTCTGCCTATATTGGTAGTTTTCACGTTATTGGGGAAGATGTTGAAAAAACTTTGGGTACAGTGATGACTAGGAGTCACACGAATGCTGATTTCGTTAAGAAAATGCGTCAAGCCGACATAAGGTTGGAAGATCTAAAAAATGGATTTCCTCTTTGGTCAACTCTTGTTAAGAAGAATCGTAAGGACGATATTTATCATTTGCATACAAAGAATGATTATCTTAACCAATTTGCCTAAATCTGACTTCAATATTGTCAATTCAAC